AGAATATTCGGGCAACGTGACCGGACTCGGCGTGACGCGGCTGCTCGAGTTGCTGCGTGCTCTCGCACCGCACGCGCGGTTCTACCAGGCCGGTTCCTCGGAGATGTTCGGCGCCAACCCTGACGTGCCGACAAGCGAAGAGAGCGCGTTCGTCCCCGCGAGCCCCTACGCAGTCGCGAAGGTCTACGCGCATCAGATGACGAAGCTCTACCGCGACGCGTACGGGATGTTCGCGACGAACGGGATCTTGTTCAACCATGAGAGCGAGCGCCGGGGACACGACTTCGTCACGCGGAAGATCACGCGTGGCCTCGCGGACATCGTCGCCGGCAGAAGTGACACGCTCACGCTTGGGAACATCCAGGCGAAGCGGGACTGGGGTCACTCGCGCGACTTCGTCCGTGCGATGTGGCTCATGCTGCAGCAGGACACGCCAGACGATTACGTGATCGCAACGGGTCGTTCGTATTCGGTGACGGAGTTCCTTGAGGCAGCGTTCGGTTCGGTGAACCTGCTGTGGGTGGACTACGTGCGAACCGACCAGCGGTTCTTCCGGCCGGTGGATCCTCCGGTGCTGCTGGGAGATGCGACCAAGGCGCGGCGTGAACTGGGCTGGGAGCCTGAGATCGCGTTCGGCGAGCTTGTGCGGTTGATGGTGGACGCAGACCTGAAGGCATGAACGAGAACACGCGCATCGTGGTTCACGCCTACTCCGGTGACGCGCATCAGGTGAGGACGGCGCTCGCGCAGTACGAGCATCACCAAGTCCCGGTCGTCGTGCTGTCGCCGGCGGATGCTCCGGTGAGGATCGCGGGCACGGACTATCAGGCGCGTGGGAAACGTGCGTACACCGGGCAGCTAACGCTTGATCGGCAACGCGAACATCTCGAGGTCTTGCTCGACTACCCGGAGCGGTTCTTCCTGTTGCATGACTCGGATTCGATCTGTCTGGAGCCGCAGCTACCGGAGCAACTGTACAGCGAGCCCGACACGGTCTGGTACAACCCCTCCCCGACAGTCAGGTTCCTGAAGGCGAAGGGCTCCCCGCCCATCCAGGGATACGAGAACGTGTTCCAGCCGCCACTGTTCTGCTCTCGGGAGAGCATCGAGAAGATGCTGAACGTGTCCGATGAGGCGATGGCGGAACTGCCGGAGTTCGCGAAGCTGATCGACTGGTACTTCGTCGCCATGACGCGCCATGCGAACCTCGAGGCCAAGCCGCTACCAGGTGCCATCAGCCGACCGATCTGGAGCACGTATGAGATCGCTCGTGTCTACGCGATGGTGCGTACGCGCGGCTTCATCTTCCTGCATTCGGTGAAGACACGGAACGCATTGGAAACGTTCGTGTCTGCACGCGCCGAGTACAACAGCGACCCAGATGGAGATGGCTTGTGCGGATCCTGGTGACTGGGGGACACGGGTTCCTCGGGCGTGCGCTGGTCCCCAAGCTCGAGGCGCACGGATACGTCGTGTCGGCGCCGCGAAGCCATGAATGCGACCTGACCACTGCCGAGGGCGTGCGGCGGGCTATCTCGTTCGGCCCCGACATGGTCGTGCATGCTGCTGCGGCCGTTGGCGGCATCGGGGCGAACGTGGCGAATCCCGGCAGGTTCCTGTACGAGAACGCGATCATGGGCCTGGAGTTGATGGAGCAGGCCAGACTCAGAGGCGTCGGGAAGTTCCTCACCGTCGGGACGGCGTGCGAATACCCTGAGCGCGCTTCCCTGCCGCTGAGAGAGTCAGAACTGTGGGACGGTTACCCAGCGCCCGCCACGGCTCCCTACGGGTTGGCGAAGCGGCTCATCCTCGCGCAGGGGCAGGCGTACCGGCAGCAGTACGGGTTCAACGCCATGCACGTCATCCCCACGAACCTCTACGGCCCGGGAGACAACTTCGACGTCGACACCTCCCATGTCATCCCCGGGATGATCAGACGGTTCAGCGAAGCTACGCGGAACAAAGAACCGAGCGTGCAGTGCTGGGGGAGCGGAACGGCAACTCGGGAGTTCCTGCACATCGATGACGCGACCGATGGGATCGTCGCTGCGCTCGAGCGCTACGACGACCCGGAGCCGGTGAACCTCGGTACGGGTGTTCAGACGAGCATCAAGGACGTGGCTGAGATGATCGCGAACGCCTACGGTTATCGGGGCGCGATCCTTTGGGACGACAGCAAGCCGGACGGCACGCCGGCGCGGGTGATGGATACAAGCAAGGCGCGGGCGTTCGGCTTCGAGGCCCGCGTGAGCTTCGACGTTGGGCTCGAACGAACGATCAGGTGGTACGAGCAGTGATCTCCCTGTGTTGCCCGACGCGTGGACGGCCTGAGCGCTTCATGCACATGGTTCAGTCGGCGAGGCAGACAGCTTCAGGACCGATAGAGGTCTGCGCGTGGCTCGATGACGATGACGAGAGCTCAAGCCGTTACCCCCGCAACGAGGGGATCGTCTACGGCTCTGGCCCCCGGCCCTACGTGAACGTGTCGCTCTGTACTTCTGGCCTCTGGAACAAGGCATGGAGCCTCGCGAGCGGCGACATCGCGCAATTGGTCGGGGATGACTTCGTCTATCGCACCCACGGCTGGGACACGCGGGTGGAGGCACTGTTCGAGGCGGTGCCAGACAAGATCCTCATGGCCTACGCAGACGATGGGACCGCGAGGAAGGCGCCGATCAACCCGTTCCTGCACCGACGCTGGATCGAGGCTGTGGGGTTCGTCCCCGACGGCTGGCAGGGTTGGTTCGGCGACGAGTGGATCTGGGTGCTTGCGACCGAACTCCAGCGCATCGTGTTCCTGTCCGACGTTCGCATCCTGCACGTCCAAAGGCACGGCTCCGACGACACCTACCGCGACGGCGAGGCGGCGCGTGCGGCCGTGGGGGGATGGCAGGGCATGAGGGAGCGGTTCTATCAGCCTGAGCAGGTCGCACTTCGAAGCGAACAACTCGCCGTTCTACGCGCCCTCAAGGCCGACGGGCGCGTGCTGATGCCCGACCCGAAGCCGACGTGGTTGATCGAAGCGTTGACGTGGCGCGACAGGATCTTGACGTGAACGAGAACACGCTGGTATCGGTGCATTGCTATCAGGGAGACGCCGATCTCGTTCGGGAGTTCATGCCGCAGTACACCCATCATGAGTGTCCCGTGGTGGTGCTGTCCCCCGCAGACTCTCCGGTCGAGATCGCTGGTGTCGACTGCCGTAGTGCTGGCAAGCGCGGCTACTTCGGGCAGGACTCGTTGGACCGACAGCGGGAGCATCTGAAGCTGCTGCTCACCTACCCGCAGAGGTACTTCCTACTGAACGATGCAGACTCGTTCTGTCTGTCGCCGGAGCTTCCCGCCTACCTCTACAAGCATGAGAACGTCCTGTGGTCGAACGAGGTCACAGAGGGCCGTCCACACGACTCGCCCTACCCGAAGCTTGGCGTACACCCGCCGTACTTCCTCACACGCGCCACTATCGAGAAGATGCTCACGGTCAACGTTCCGGCGCATCCGATCACGCCGTTCATCGACTGGTATATGCTCGCGCTCGCGTGCGAGGCGGGTGTCGGACACGCCGCGTTCCCCGACGGAAGGTCGTTCCCTGCGTGGCGTCACGGCGCCATCGCGGAGACGAAGGAACTCGGGCACGACTTCCATCACGAAGAGACTGCCGGCGGGGTCGACGGGGCAAGGATGATGGCCTCGCAGGTCCGGTCAAGCGGCGTCATCTTCATCCATTCGGTGAAGCACTCTCACGTCCGCGACGAGTTGGTCGCAGCGTTCAAGATCCGAAGGAACATCACGCTGCGCGAGCCGAGGGTGCAGCGACCTCCGAAGCCGAACGGCAAGACGAGCATCCTCGTCGCGTTCCGCGACACCGACGGGACGAGAACGCGCCTCTGGGACTTCGTGCGTGCGTACTACGAGCGGACGTGGCCCGAAGCCGAGATCGTCTGCTGTTCGGATGATGGGGAAGACCCGTTCCACAAGACCTTGGCGCTGAATCGCGCTGCCGCGAAAGCCACGGGAGACGTCTTCGTCATCGGCGACGCGGACACGCTCGTAGATACGAACGTCCTGCGTGAAGCCGTGCAGGCTGTTCGTACTTCCGAGAGTCAGTGGGCGCACCCCTACAACCAGAAGGTCAAGCTGAACGAGGCTGCGACAGAGCACATCCTGGGCCAGGGAGCGGAGTGGCAAGGACCGCTTGACCTCAGGGCCTTCGGGAAGATGGAAGGCTTCACGATGTTCAACGCGGCGCCGCCTCTCGTCGTGAGTCGTGACGCTTGGGATCTCGTCCGAGGATGTGACGAGCGTTTCCGAGGATGGGGCCAAGAAGATCAGGCGATGGCCCAAGCGCTCACGGTGTTGTGTGGGCGTCCCCTTCGTAAGCCCGGTCAAGCTCTGCATCTGAAGCACGCACGCATCGGCGTGAGTGGCAACGACCTCTGGCCTGGGCAAGACGTTGACGGCAAGCGGATGAACATCGCGTTGCAGGACGAGTACCGACGGGCCAGGTCGGTGGATGCGATGCGGAAGCTGGTGGAGGAGCGATATGACGGTCGAGGATCTGATGACGCAAGCGGTAACGGTCAGGCGTCCGACGGGGTTCGATCAGTCGCCGTCGGGTGAACCGTTCCCGATCTTCACAGAGTCACAAACCGTGATGTATCTCGAACCGCAGCAGGATGCGCGGCGCTCCACCGAAGCCCTCGAGGTCGGCTACGTCCCGACGGCGCTCTGGTTTGGCGTCGGCCGTGCGGATTTCGACTTCCAGAGCCACGACCAGATCGTGTACGGCGACACGGTGTTCGACATCATCGCGCCCATAAGACCGATGACGGATCCCCTCACAGCGAGCGTGTCGCACAAGGAGATGGATCTGCAGGCCGTCGGAGAAGACGAGGTGTCCGTGGACGCCGTCGCGCATCCCGACACCGTTGGAGGAGTTGGCGGATGACCATCGAGGTATTGGGTGTCGAGAAGCTGCTCGCGCAGTTCGCTGCTGGCACAGTGTTGGCCGATGTCGCCGTGGCGGCTGCAGTGGACGAGCTAGGCGACGAGGTGTTGACCACTGCGCGTGAACTCGTGCCGGTGTTGACGGGCCATCTGCGCGACTCGCTCACGTATGAGACTGGGCGCGTCTTCACAGACGTCGTCTACGCGGGACAGGTCGAGTACGGCGGCCCACACAACCCACCGGAGCCGTATCTGCGGCCTGCGGCAGACACCGCCAACACCGAGGCCGCCGCCCTCGTCGCCAAGGCGGTCATCGACCGTGCCTGATCTGTCCGAGACGCTCTTCGCTTATCTGTCGACGGAACTGGCGGGCGTCGTCAGCACGCGCATCTATCCAGGGAAACTCCCTGAGCCCGTGACGTTCCCGGCTATCGCGTGGCACAAGATCAGCGCACGCCGTGATCGTAACTATGAGCCGTTCGAAGACTTCGAAGCGTTCGTGTTCACGCGCATCCAATTCGACTGTTGGGGCAGGACGTACGACGAGGCAGCAGACGTCGGGAACGCCCTGCTTGGCGCACTGTCTGGATACGGAGGGGTGATGGCTGGAACTCTCCTTACTGCACACCCGATCAACGAGTTCGAAGACCATGATTCGTTGGTCAAGAAGTATCGGCGTGTCCTCGACTTCGAGGTGACGTACGAGGACTCCGTCAAAACCTAGTAGTTCGATCCCAAGGAGGGAAGCATGACCAAGTACAGTGGCCGTACCCTGTCTGTAACCATCAACGGTGGAGCGGCAGGACAGATGCGAAGCTTTGGAGCCTTCGGTTCCACGCGTGCGCTCATCGACGCCTCGGTCTACAACGAGGACTGGACGGACTTCGTGGGGGGCCTGCAGGACGGCTCCGAGGTCGATGCCGTGTTCGCTCGCGACCCGGCCGACGCCGGTCAGGGCGACGTGATCTCCGCGTACACCACGGGATCGGACACGCCCATCACCGTCGTCGCCACGCATGGTGGCTCCGGTGAGAGCTTCTCGATCACCTGCTTGATCACCAAGCTCGAGTACGAGTCGCCGTTGGACGGGTTGTACATGCTCAACACGACGCTCAAGATCGTGAACCCAGGCGTCGTGCCCGGCTCGTAAACTCGGGCTGGTGGATCGCGGAAGAAAAGGGGACCAACGCGATGGGAGCACTACGTGACAAGATCCTGGCAGCTAAAGAGTTGCCGGTGGAACAAGTTCAGACGGACGAGTGGGCACCCTCCGGGGTGCCCTTCGTTCGCGTCCGGGGCTTGACGGCTGCGGAGCGCGAAGAGTGGGAGCGGTGGGTCGGAGATCCCGACGGCCAGAAGAACACCTACATCCGCGAGAAGCTCGTTGCGATGACCGTCCTTGACGACGAGCATCCCGATCAACCAGCGTTCTCGCGGAAGGACGTCGAACAGTTGAGCGCTCTATCGTCCGCAGCGATCCTCAGGATCTGGGACGCTGCGCGTCGGCTGTCGGGGATGCAGACCGAGGCTGAAGTCGCCGCACAGGTAAACCCTTCGAAAGGCGACCAGGGCGAGCCCGCCTCGCCCGACTCGCCTTAGCCTTCGGCACCCCTGACATCGACTGGCTGGCCGAGAGGTTGTCGGCCGCCCAGGTGCGGGAGTGGGAGTACTTCGAAGAACGGTACGGGCCGCTGCTTGTCCATGAGCGGATCGACATCGGCTTCGGCAGCCTGATGCAGATGACCTCGCAGAGCGGCAAGCCTTTGGCAGATTTCATGCCGACGTGGTGGAGTTGGGTCTTCGAGAAGAACGACGAGTACGACGAGTACGAGGGTCAGCCTGACGAGGCCGGGAAGATGATCGCCACGATGCGGGCGATGGCGAAGAAGTGGGCGACCAAGGGAGAGGAGGAGTCCGATGCCGGCGAGCGTTCTGGAAGTGCTGATAACAGGGGACGCGACGCAACTCAAGGCCGCCTACGTTCAGGCGTCGGCAGCGACCGAAGAGTTCGCGGCGGCGACGGCATCCTCCTCCGCAGCGACGCAGGAGGCGTCCGCATCCGCCGCTCGCTTCGGGCAGGCGACCAGTAGGGCGTTCCAACTCGCCAAGCTGGGCGCGCTCGCCTTCGCTGCGATATCGGTGAAGAACGCCGTCGACTTCAATCGTGAGTTCACGTTGATCGCAGCCATCACCGACACGGCAGCGAGCAGGCTCGATAGCCTCAAGGGCACCGTGATGCAACTGTCGGGCGCAACCGCGCAGTCACCGACAGACCTCGCACACGCGTTGTACTTCCTTGCGTCCGCTGGCTTGACGACGACCCAGCAGATGCAGGCACTGGACGCATCTGCTCACGGGGCGGCTATCGGTCTTGGGTCTGCGGGAGACCTTGCGCGCATCACTGCGAACGCCTTGAACGCTTTCAACGATCAGGGCCTCACAGCCGCGCAGGTGATGGACACACTGACCGCAGCCGTGCGCGAAGGTACTGCTGAGCCTGACGCGTTCGCTTCGGCTCTGGGTCGTGTGTTGCCTATCGCCGACCAGGCTGGGATCTCCTTCCAGCAGGTCGCGGCCTCACTCGCGACGATGTCCAACGCTGGCCTTGACGTGAACGAAGGCGTCACGGCCTTGCGCGCCATGCTGCAGTCCCTCGTCGCGCCGACTGCACAGACAGAGAAGGCGTTCGGCCAGATGGGCCTGACAGTGACGGACGTCGTCGACTCGATGAAGGGTCAGGGGCTCATCGCGACGCTGCGCTTGGTGAGCGACGCCGCCAAGAAGAGCACGGACTCGACCGGCGCATACAACCAGATGATGCGCCACGCGATCCCGAACATCCGTGGCCTCGCAGGTGCGTTGAACCTGACGCAGCAGCAAGCAAGCAAGGTCGATGAGATCTTCAAGCAGATCACCCAGAGCGCAGGGGATACTGCCGCAGCGTTCGCGACGACCGCACAGTCTCAGGCGTTCAAGCTGAAGCAGGCGTTCCAGGAGATCATGAACACGGGCCAGCAACTGGCCTCCGACGTCTTGCCAGCTTTGGCGGCGGGCATGGAGCTTGTTGCGAAGCATTCGACAGGTGTCTTGGAGGTACTCGGCGCGTTCGCTGCTGTGAAGTGGATCATCCCGTTCTTCAAAACCCTGACCGTTGTCAACACAGACCTTGCTGCCTCGGAGATCGCCGCTGGGCAGGCGGCTGTCACCCAAGCTGCAGAGATGCAAGCTGCTGCGGCGTCCCAGGCCACCGCAGGGATCGGCGGAGGCGCCATCGCCGGTCAAAGCATCTTCGCGCGGGCCGCTGCCGCACGACAGGCTGCTGCGGTGGAAGCCGAAGCTACGACCGCAGCCACTGCTGGCGCTAAGGACGCGACGTCGTCCTTCGCCGAGATGGGCCTTGCCGTCAGTGGGGCTTCTACCGCTGTCTCACGTCTGGGTAACACCATCGGCTCGAGCGGGCTGCCGCAGATCTTCGCGCTGATCCAGGGCGTGCGCGACGCGAGCCAAGAACTGACGGCGTTCCGCGAGCGGGGTCTCGCTGGCGCGATCCAGTCGGTCGCCGGTAGCAGCACAGTTTCGACCCTGCTGAACGCCTTCCCCGGCGGGGGTGCCATCACGTCGTTCCTCAAGGGCATCCAGGGCCCCGACATCAGTGCGCTTCATCATCTCTTCGACGGCCTGCAGAGCGTCAAGTCGGCGTTCTCCGTTCT